TCGCATTTTTTGCCGTCGATCTATTTCTGTCGCGACTAAAAAAGCAGGAGCAGAGCCGCTTGGTGTGCGTAGCTCTCTGACTAACTGATCATTGCTCAACCCTTTCAACGCATCTTGTATTTCTAGGATGTTCATCATAATGATCACCTATACCATGTTCGCAAGCTGTATGCCTGTGATACCTAGGCCAGCTAATGTGGAAAGAGGGTCAGCTCTTGTCACTGTTTCTTGGACTCGCTGTGTAGGCAGTGGTATGCCCCTGATTAAAGCAGAGAAACGCTCAAGTTGTTCCGTTGGGAATCCTTGCTCTCGTAAGAATTCTTCATAGGCCGCATCAAGACCAGCTTGTTCTCTGGCTTCTTCCGCTTTTCCTACACCCTCTAGCTGTCTCAGTCTTTCGAGCAAAGACTCCTGTGATCCTTCGCCTAATGCTGTTAAACCAGCGGCTGTTGCTACCTGATTTAACAACCTCTGCTCTCTTGCGGATCTGTCTTTGTCAAATAATCCAGTAGCCGATTCAAACGCGGCTTGTCTTCCTTTAGCCTCGATATCAGAGAGTCTGTTTAAAAGATTTGCTTCAGCTTGTGACTCAATGAGTGCCTCTCTGCCGCCGCCAAACGCCCCTGCGGCTACTGCATCGGAAGCTCGTCGCCCTCTTTGAGCTAGGTAATCAGAGACAGCCGCATCTTTTTGTCCCTGTAACACCTGATCGAGGAAGGGACTCATGTATTTTTCTATGTTTTCGCCGGTAAACTCTTGTGCTTCTCCAAGCTGGCGGATGACACCTCTAGTGGTGTCCATAGCCTCACCGAAGTATGGCGCCCCGGCGTCGGCTAAAGCTCGTATCGCTTCATTAACTTGGATTCGCTCAGGTGACTCATCCGCTATTGTCTGACCCGTGTATTCTTCGTAAGGTCTTATAATCTCTTTTTCGCCGGTAGCTAAAATACGCTTGAGATATGGCTCTGCGTATTCTGGTAAACCGTCTTGCTGTACTACTTGAGTTCCACCGCCGCCTTTACTCATCTTTTAACTCCATTTTGTAAGCTATATAATCCTGCTCCCAACCATATTTAGCAAGAACTTTGGACCAAGCCCTGCGACCATATCCAGCCATCATGGAACAATCTTGGTCTTTAGCGTACTTGGTGAGCGTTTCAATGACCAAATCGATCCACTTACTCATTTTTCCTCCGCCGACCCAATCGACAGATAAAGCACGAAATTTATCGTAGGCAACAACTCTAGTTGTTAAGGCCGCTACTGGCTTACGGTCTTCATCATATACCACCCAAAGCTCTATTGTGTTATTCAAAAGCTCATCTAGGATGCTCATTTTACTATACTTTCCATTCGTTGTTCGTGCCGCTTTGCCAAGCAAGTCTGCTACATTAGGCCACACAATCAACGAATGGTCTTGTGGTATAAGAGTGAAGATCACGCTGGCATCATCTTACTTGCGTCAATCTGTGGCGCCTGCTTCGTTGTTCCAGTCCGAGCCATGCGAACCCTATCACTCATATCATCTAAAACCTCTGATCCTGCATCTGATGAACCGTTCCCTAATCCCGACACAACATCAGCAGGGACTATGTATTCATTTTGCGAAAGCAAAATATCTTCTTCTCCCTCTAAATTAGCAGGAATCATGTCACTCATCCCGTCGCCCGCTCCGCGCAACATCCCTTCTGAGGGCCTATCTGTTCGAGCCACCATATTTTTTTGAACTTTTTCTGCTAGGTCTATTAGTGATTCTCTGTCGAATCTGGCGACAAACAACGACAATGCTTTGATTGCAGTTTCTTTATCGACCTGTCTCCTTAACGCTCTAATAGCGTCAACGATAACTTGCTTATCGTTTTTGCCGATGGCGGCAATCCCACCTTCTTGATAGCCTTTAACGGTGGTGCCACGGGGTATGGAGGTTAGCCCTCTCGCCGTTCTTCGATACGGCTGTACGTTGAGCATTTTATTTCGAGATCGTAAGCGAAGCTCTTCTTCTTCAGGATTCATAGCCGCCGCTCCTAAAGCGCCGCCAGCAGTCTTTATAAATGGAGCATATTGGGCAAGTGGACCAGCGCCAGCAAGTTTACCGTACAAGCCGCCAGTAGCCGCCGCACCGATACCGGTCATAATCCCTTTGCCAAGATCACCTGTCTCAAAAAACGAACCAATCCCAGAGCCTAACGCTATAGGAAGCAACGCTCCCCCGCCTACTGCTCCACCAAGTGCCGCTCCTATCAACGGAAGCATACCTACCTCCTATTTATTCTTCGCTCAAAGCCCGCATACGCTTGACTAAACGATTTGCACGATTCGTAACTTGTTTATACCACAAACTGTCAACCATTTCGTCGGCGGCTTTCTGCCAATCACGGGCATCAACACCAGCCTTCATGCCAACAAATTTGCCCATTCTAGTTGCTCCGAGATTGAACATCATATTTGCGATGATTAGTTGTGCCTCGTTGGGCAACATATCGAAGTCTGGATATAATCGGAGACAGTCGTTGTAAGTAATTTGAACATCGTCTTCAAAAGCCTCTGCAACCCTCTCCTTAGTAATTTTTTCACCAACATCACAGCCGTATTCAGGGTCAGTATCACGTATCAAATGTCCTATCCCAAAAGTTGGGTAACCGAGATGATCTAGGTATACCTCATTGATACAGCCTTCATCGTTTTCTAAATCTGCTTTTAGTTTTGGTAGATCAATCATCTTTTTTCTTCCTCGAGGTGAAGGACTCTATCGCGCCTCCGCCAAAATAAAACCCTAAAATTAACAACATAGCGTAGTTTATTTGAAACTGATCCATCACTTGTGAAACAGCAGATGGATCACCCTTCCCTGTCAGCGTCATGCCTAGAACAATAACAAAGCACAACACGTAGGTCAGGCCAAACATCAAGGCAAGATATCTCTGAGCCACTTTGAATGGAGCGTAACTTTGCATGATCGCTACTTTCTGGGCAGTAGCCGCTTTGATCTGCTCTTCATCAGAGGTGTGGATATCGTCAATAAGATCCATACCTTTCTTTATTACGGTTTCACTGCCTAATATTTTTCCTAATACGCCTAATATCATTGGTTTCTCCAAAAGTTCATGTGAACTTTTCTTACTTCTTAGCTTGATACGCGCTCGCGCCAAAGAAACTGGCAACCAAAGCAGACACGGCTATGAAGTAAGTCCCCGCTATGTCAGCGATGAGCGTAGCCGCTTTATCAAGTCCGAGAAGGCTACATATAAAAATACCAGAGGGATACAGCAATAACCCCCAAAGCGACCACCACGCCATCTTACGGATCGAATCGCGTTGAGCGTCTTCATCCTCCATCTTACGGCGGCGATCCTCAAGTTCAATAAGTGCAAGCTCATGCGGATCGATAATGCCATTGTTGTTCGTGTCATACTTTTCTAGCTCGCTCACAATTTTTGTCCCTTTATTCCATCTACAGGAACGCAAACCACATTATAGTTTCTCAAGGGCTTCCCAATATCCTGAACAATATCCTCACCAGCATATAAGCACTCGATGTGAGAGGGATATGTGTCGATAATTCGAAAATTAAAAGTCATATCCGTAACAAAAATCCCTAACAATATCCAAGTCATTACCGTCCTTTCATAGCAATGATAGCAAGTAATAACCAAATGCCACCAGCGACGGCCAAGCAACCAGCAAGTACAACAGTAGTATAAATAAGTCCATTCTTGATGGCTCTTTTCTTAGCCAGTTTTTTAAGCCTTTCACGCTCCGCCGCCTTCTTTTTCATCTCTTTTCGGTTGCGAATGAATGTCTGATAATCGTCCCAAAGGCCCGGTCTTCCCGCGTAGATAAAAAGTTGTTTTATTTCATATTCTTTCTTTTTTATGTTTTCGAGTGCCCAAAACGCCTCCATTGATCCTTGCTCAGATTCTTTTTCTAACTCATCGTGGGCATCGGCTAGTTGGGTCAGTTGCTTACCCATCTGACCAACAGACGTGACATGACTCGCTAATTCTTTGATGCCATTGATCGCTTGATTGGCCAGCTCAACAGCGGCAATAGCTTCAAAAAACATGAGATCACCTATCCTATAGTAACTGATACACTCCCTACGCTCATCGTACCAGATGTGCCTGCCACAAAGGTTGTATCTAATTGGCTTACTCTTACGAAGCCGTCTTGATTAAAAATAGTACCTGATTCTAGCCCAACATCGTTCGTTGGTAGATCGGTAATTGTTACGGTTGTAAATCTACCGTCACCCGGATTTTGTATTTGTTGCAAGAATACAGAGAATGACCGAACAATTTCTGCAAAATATTGTTCATCATACTGTGGCGGGGGCAGAGGAAAGAGTGGCTTGCTTAATCTTCTGGACAT